TGAAGTCAGAGAGGCTTTTAGACGTGCTAATGAGGTAATAGAGGATGTTAGAAACTGCCCAGCAAACGCAAGGGGTTGCTTGTCACGTGCTTTCACTAATTTTAGAAGATTTACCGGTCTGGGGCGTCGTCGCTATCACACCCGTGAATATGAAGGGCGGGGTCGCTTAGGCTTTGACGAGCCTTTGCCCGGTAGCAGTCGCCCTTGGTAAAAAATATTTGCCAATGATATAATATGCCAAGAAGAAAATCCCCACTTGAAGAATCAACGGGTATGGATTTACCTCTGATAGGATATATTGATGAAGTCAAAGACTCTATTCTACGGAACCCCGGAATATTTAGAACCGGTTATGATATTCAGAAACTCTTCGACGACGGCTCCTTAGACTCAGTTATCCCACCCCCGCCCGAATTAACACAATCATTACGCAACGAATTACTGGGTGACATTCTGCGTGAATGGAATGATGCTATGATGGCGACGGTTCCTCAGTTCCCCTATATCCCCCCGCCACCGCCATACACACCCGCAGACTTCCCACTTGCTTATAGGGGACCATTACCAAACCCCAGCACATACCGCCCCTCTCAACCCTCCTCATATCTACCCAGAGATATGGTCCCCCTTAACCGTTCGTTACCCACTGATTTAATAACTGCGATTGATGCGCCAGCCAAGCGGGTTGGAGCGCTGGGGCTTCCAATGTCCCCACCCCCTCCACCCACCCTTAGTGCTAACGCAACGGAGTATGTTCCCGGTCAATTACAAGGTCAAGGAAGATATTTTTTTGATGACCTTTATTAAAATCTAAGCCATATTATAATGACAGACGCTTTAAGGGCTTATGAATGGGCTGTTGCGACCAATATAGATTTAAATCTTAATAGGTTCAGAACATTATTAGATATTGATAATTATTTTGAAAACCCCGCTGGATTAGACCGTGCTGTCCCCCCACCGGCAGCGGGTCCAGTTATGAATCAGATACGAAAACGGCTGAAAGCAAGTGCTAAAAAAAGATGGTCAGCCCGCTCACGCACGCCATTACCACTTTTGCCGCCGGTACCGTCGGTGCCTCCGCCGTCGCCCGCACCGCCCGTAGCAGAGCAACAGATTACTGACACACAGAACACATTAGGGTTTCTTGGACTCGGCAAGCCCCGCTTCAGAGACCGGTGTTATTTTGGGTGAGCGTCTAACAACGGCTTCTATTTCAGTTATAATTTTGCTAATACTGTGCTTTTCTTCTATGGAGTAATATTTATGATTACCCCATACAAGAATAACTATTTGACGGTGAGCCTTGATTAGAATCATAGCAAACGGTTTTGACGGGTATTTTTTTGCTTGTGGTGTCGCAGACCATTGTTTTGTGACATCCCAGAACTGAATACCTTTTTCAACAAAGACTTTTTGAAGTGTCCCCCATTGTGCTATGTTTGTGTTGAATGTCATTGTCATCTTTTGAAACGGGGGCAAGGGGGGAGCCTTGTTTCAATTTTGGGGGGCTTTTTGTAAAAATGTCAAATATTAATATGTTTCAGAAATCCGGGGGTTCGGGAAAATTTGCCCACATTTTCTATGAAAACGAGTTCCGTGGAAAAAGTCTTGAAATCTTCCCTAATCCCCCGAACTCCCGGAATTGCCCCCTAAGCGTTCAGAATGCGGGCTGTGTGAGCCGAAACAAGCCACTGAGGGTAATTTTTGTGAAGACACACCCACCGCCCTAATTTCTTCAACTCTTTACAGTCTTCTTTTGACATACCCAGATGTGTCTTCAGTAAATAGCCCAAGGCGTGAAATGACGTCGCCATAGGATAAACAATCAAGTGTGTAGCCTCGTTAAGCAAAAGGCGGGTCTTTTTATAATTAGTCAAATAGTGTGATAGACACAACATTGTTGTGTTTGTGTGGCGACCCATAGTAGCCAAGTCATCTATCAGTTTCTGAACGACTTTCTCAGCGGGTCCTACAAAGGTGTCATAGTCATCAAAGATGATACAGCAATCACGGAACTCTTCAAGGTCTGGATAGTCGTCAATAAGCGTCTGAATGTTGATGCGTTTAGGGGGCGGTTTCATTGAGTCAAGTGTGCTGTCCTCTTGGAGTTTAGAAATCAGATAGACATCACGCTTAGGGTGAATCTGTTTATAGAGTTCAGCAATACCCTTTGCTATGTGCGACTTGCCGGAGCCGGACGCCCCCGCTATGTAGAAGACCTCACGCTTATTCGGGTCGGGGCTGGGGCATATACTGAATGTGCTTGTATCGGGCAACTCTATCTTTGTGCTTTTAGCGTCATCGGCTAAAATACGCTCATAGAGTTGTTTGCCTAATGAACCCTCACCGATTATCTGGTCTGGGTCAAGCCCCTTTTCACGGGCTTCAGCAAGACGGTTAATAAGACGCACACGCTCAGACTGTTTCATTGTGCGCAACTCATCTTTGTAGGTATTAGCCGATATCTCATTCTTGGGCTTTGAACCTTTGTGTCCGTCTTCGTGTAGGTAGAGAACCTTACCTTTGAAATCCCCACCATTAACAACGGCAATTGGGCGTGCCCCGACGGTCTTATCAAAACTCAGCGTAGGCATATTCTATAAACACTACGAAGATTTTTTACAAAAAGTGATAAACACATTTAATATTTACATATTAGGCTTCATTTGAGCCTTGGGTCTGTCGGATGAGTTTTCTGTGAAGATTACCTATATAAGCCTTGTATTGCCAAGATGATTCATCGTCGCCGTAGGCTGACCCCCGGGGAACTGTTACGCTTGGATAGACTTCTTTATAACGCTGAGCAAGGGCTCTAAACTCACTAAACTTGTTTGGTAGTACCGCCCGGTCTGTAAGGGGCGGTAATGACGCTGCTGCGGCGGGCGCACGGGGGTTGCCAGATGACTGTGCCTTACGGCTTGCTATGCGTCCCTTTAACAGACCTAAAACGCCGGGTGGTGGGGCTTGAGCACTTGATGCCCGTGCGGCGGACACATTAAAGGCTTGTGTGTCTGGGTCGAAAAAGCCCGACACCGCTGAGCCTTCTTGGGGTTGTCGCTGTGGCTTTTGCCGTGAGCGTGAAGGCAATGCCCTTTCACCCTCTTCTTCTTCAGAAGCCGACTCACCCTCTTGCCTCTGGTTGTAAAACGCCGTTGTCTGCTCATCACTATAGCGTCCAGAGTTGCGTCCAAACTCTTGCCTATTAGCGTCGCCCTCATCACGAAAATCCTCTTCATCAGATGAATAAAAGGGGTTGCGTGTGCCGTGCTCTGAGTCTTCACGCCGGTCTCCCCTATCCCTATCAAACCGCCCGTTTGAGGCTGCGTTTATTGCCTCAGCCCGTGAATCAACAGTGCCGGTGCGTCCAGCCAAAGAAAGAGCCTCACGGGAACGCCCCACGGCTACATTCATAGCCTTAGAAAAGCCCAATGACTTTGTTAATGAACGGGCAAGAGTTTCACGCTCCTTTGGCTGTAGATTGGCGGCGGCAACCATCTGTTTCAGATAGTCCTCAAGTTTAGTGTAGATGTCTTGAAGGGTGATGTATGTTGCCTTGGCTTGTTTATTAGCATACTCATCCATATAGGGGTCGTCATTGCCCGTATCAACGGCTGCCCGCAAAAGACGCCCTATTTCTTGAACCGCTCCAAGTGTGTCGCTCATTTCAGACACAGTGGCGGTTGAGCCTAATGCTAATACGCTTCCAAGAACATTGCGTGTTTCTTTAAAAATCTCATCGGGTGAGCGGAAGCCCGACTCTTGTGTGTTAAGAACGTCTTGCCCTTGTAGCAAGTCAAGAACACGGGTCAGACCAAGGTTTCTTGTAATAGACTCACCGATATTAGCCGCTGAATTATTAAAAGTCTCAATAAACGGTATAGGCTCTTGGCTCATACCGGGTATGAGTGATTGACCTAACTGAAACTGAACTTTAGCATCATTAATGTCGTTAAGTTGCGACACACGCTTCATTAACTGAGATTTGCCGTATGTTTGACCGGCGGCTGAACGCAACACACCACCGCTATAGACTGACTGATAACAATTGTGTGCGTCTGAAAAGTGAAAGGGGGCTGAGGTGTGGTCACGACGGGCTGACTCTAAAATTAGGGCTTCATTGCTTGGATTGGCAAAGACACGCTGACCCAAGACCGGCTTAGGCATACCGTAGTAGCCGTGAGCACTTGAGTTAGCCCGCATATTTGAGTTTATTGTGCTCTGAACCTTAGCGCCACTCATATAGTCGGCATCACGCTTTTTCTGGGCGTGCCACTGTGCTTGTAAGTCATCACCCGCCATAAATGTCTCTGGTGTAGCCGTAGCAATAACACTTGGAAACGCCCGTAGTGGTTTGCTTTTTGCGGCGTAATTACTCTGATAGGCACTGGGGAAGCCCAATTGTAAGTCATCGGTTTCACCGACAATCATAGATACGGCTGCCATTTCTTATATTTTAAGATTAGATTTTAAAATATAAACATCCCGGATGGTTCGACTGACACTTAATACAGACCCTCACTCTTAACAATTTTTGACGCCTCAATCATTGACACGCCCCGCTCCTTCATCACTTTGCGCACAATGTCAGCACGCTTGCGACGACCGTCACTTGCTGATGCGGGCGCACGGCGTTTTTTACCGCCACAACGCCCTAAGCCGACTGACTGTAAGCCGGCATTAGCCCCTTGTGCTAACTGAGCGCCACGGCTTAACATTGTGCCTACACCGGGAAAGCCAGCAGCGGTGCTTGCTACATCAATAACCGGTGCTAATGCCGTAAGCACACCGGCGGTTTTTGGAATAACTTTAGTGCGTAATACTGAGCCGGGATTTACAAACTCATTGCCCACCTTTTTGCCCACATCAGCAACCGCCCTTCCAGCACTTTCAAACTCTCTGCCAACAGCGGGTAGTATTTCGCCCCGTAGTTTTGAGCGGGGATTTTCAAACTCATTCTTAACCTTCTGACCAAAATCCTCAAATGAACGTTTAATGTTTTCGGGCTTGAAAATATCATACCACGCCCCGCCGTGAAGTTCTACAGCGTGCCTCATCATACCCTCCATAAGTTTGCGGTGCGCCGCTTTACCGAGTGTCTTAGCAAGATGCTGACTTAACGCATTACCATCACGGTGGTGTTTGCCGCCTCTCATTTCTGGAGGGGGCATAGATTTTTTTCTGTAATGCCCTTGCCCCTCATAAGCACCGCTTCGGGCTACATTTGATTTATCAATTAGTTGTTCGTATGAACCGCCCCTAAACTGGCTCAAGCCCATTGAGGGCGTAGCAGAACCGCCCCTAAACTGGCTCACGCCCATAACCGGCGTGGCTCCCGTGCCGGGCGTCTGATTACGCATCTGAATCTCCATAGCCCTACTATCAGCCATAGCACGCCGGGGTGTTCGGCTTGAGCCGCCACGCATTACGGGGTTATTTGATGTGTTAATTGGATTATAGCGTTCGTCTTCTTCTTCAATGGCTCTCACACGACCTTTGCGTAAAGCGGGTCTTACACGAGCCATCATTCGCATCTCTGCTCTGCTTGGAAGACCGTCCATTTATAATTAGGGTTTCTATTTTAAATCAGCGTCAGATTCACGCTCATTTAAGGTAAAAAAGGCTTTTATTGGTTTGTTTAACAAATGTCCGGGGTTTCGGGGGATTAGGGAAGATTTCAAGACTTTTTCCACGGAAACGCATTTCATAGAAAATGTGGGCGAAAAATCCCAAACCCCCGGATTCTTCTTTTTTGTATTTTTATTTTTTGACTAAGACTCCCCCCTTAGAGCGGTGCCCAGCCCTTTTCTATTTCAGCAACAACCTTAGCCATAGCCCGCTGGGCGGCTTTTCTCACACTATTTTCAGTCTTGCCCTTGCCGAACCTTACACATTTGCCGTCAGACTTGCCGCCCACCCAAACAACCTCATAGTTGAAGTTTGCTAAGCCCAGTTTCTGGTTAAGATAAGCCATATACGGGCTTGCGTGGATAACAATCTTGACCTTAGAAGAAGCGGTGCTCATTTTGACGGTGGCTTTTGCTGATTGCGTTGATTAGTTTCTTTGACTAATACCCCACCCTTTGATTTTCTATCCATTATGATTTCAATTTTTTGTGTTTTTTCTGAAAAAATCCCTATCCCGGGGCTTAAAGAGGGGTATGACAGATTTTTTAAGTCCGGGATAAAAGTCAAAGCCGGGGCTACTTGTGTAAATGTGGGGATATACATAATATCACTCATTTAAACATTGCTTATATTTTTATAGGCGTGAAACATAATAAGCGTACCTTGCCGCAGTGCCTCCGGCTACAGCATTCACAGTATTAACAATAAATGAACCCGCTGAGAGTGTTACGAAAGGACCAGCAGCGAGGGCTGCTGCGCCAGAGGCAGTGACACCCGGCACCGAGATTGGTGATACTAAAACAGACCCATTTACAGTAAGATTCGGAACAGTAACGGTTGCGGATGCTGTCGCCCCGTTAGCAACATCCACAGAACCGGTTTGGACACTGGTGTTATTAAACAGTTTATCAGACTGAAATCTATCTAAATCGTACACAATGGTACCATCTAAATTATTATCTCTAAAAAGCAACCTTGTCTGACCGGCTACAGATGTCTCAAGCGAAATTGCTTGGACTAAGGCTGGGTTTGTTTCATTGTTAGTTGATATTATTTTGCCTCCTACAAACATTGCCATAGGTGTAGGGTTGCCGGCTGATGGGACAAGCGTCGTCGTATTAGTGACTCCATCATATGTTAAGGTTAGGGTTCTTACACCATCAGTTATCACGATTTCGGGGACACCACCAATTGAAGAAAGCGCAACAGAGGCGGCGGTGGCGCCCGCTGGCTCTGCGTTACTTGCTATTACTTTACCGTATGTTGTGTTGTTCAAGGCTACAGAACCCTCTTGTCTGATAATAAGGGCATTATTGGCAGACCCGTCATAACTCAAAGAACAGTTGTCAATGTCGTTGAAAATATTGATGCGTGGAAAAGGGGTGGAGAAAGGTATCATTTGAACAGCATTAGCCGGCGCTCCAGAAAGCCCATTGACAGCGGATATAATACCAGTTACAGTCTCATTGCCAATTACAGTAAGACCCGCATTTGCCACAAGAGCCCCTTGAAGCACAGTCGGGGCTGCTCCGGGTAATCCAGCGGGTGCGTTAAGTGATGCTTGTGCTCCAAGTAGTTGTGCTGACATCTTTATATTTATAAAAAAGATTTTTTTATAGATATAAACAAAAAATAGTGCGCTTTTACATTAAACGGGCTTGAAGACCTTTCTTCATTGCCGCCCCGCCACTCACACCCCCACCGGTGCTTCTGCCAGCCCCTACAGCCGGGGGCGTAGGAGCCATAATGCGTTTTGCGGCTGAAAGGGCGTTTGCTAAAGCCCCGCCCACACCGGCGCCCACATACCTTGACAACATAGATGTAGTGCCTTCGGGGGCTAATGGGGCTGAGATGATGTCTTGCTCAGACAACACACCCTTGATTATTCTGCTCGAACCCCTAATAGACTCAAAGAAGCCACTGTTTGCGGTAATGACAAACAACCGGGGTGTCTGAGGGTTAGAAGAAGTGTTCTTAACAGTGAGTTGAAACTGGAAGGTGAAGTTACCCACAAGAGAAGGGGCTTGCCCCGTCTGTAGTGTGATATCTTGAGAGGGCTTCAACACAAGAAGGGAACCTTGTGTAGGTAGAGAGCCACCGCCGAAGGCACCGTCAAGTGTAGGGTTTGGAGCCGCCCGAGACCCGTGTGTCTGACCAGACCAAGTTGCGTAGTCCATATCTAAGCCGTTTTTGACGCTCATAGCGTATAACTGCTCAGTTGTGACGCTTGACAAAAGACCGGAGAAGTTATCAAAATTGACACTCATAGGGTTATTCACGCCGTCAAGACGAGATGCTAAAGGCATACGCCAGTCGGCATCGTATGGCTGGGGCCACGGTAATGGTGTGCCGCCTCCATCAACACCGTAAGAAGAGTTAGAAGGTAGAGCATAAATAATGAAAAGGTCGGGAATCTGAGGCAGTGTGATTGTCTGAGAAATCAACTGCTGTGTTGAGCCGGGCTGGATTGCCGAGCCGGCATACTGAGTAATATAACGTGGGAACTCCATATAGGGTACAACACTCTTAGGTGGTAGTGGCACGTCTAAACTTGGGGTCAAAAAAGCCACATTCAACTGAGAGTTAGAAAAGGGCTGTGTAAGTGCGGTGTTATAGGCTATGCCCGAAATGTTGCGACCGTATGCCGGGCAAGACCGGATAATACGGCTGGGGGCTTGTAAGTTCATAATCAACTGAATGTTGTTAATACCGAACAAGCCGGTGTCCCATTCGTGGCAGTCGCTAAACACAAAGGGGCTTAGCACAAGTTTCTCAGTAGAAGTCCATTGTACATAGATAGGAAACACAGCGGCGTTGTTTGCGGTCCAATCTGTTACAGACTGAGCGGACGCCACTGGCTGGTTATTAACAATATCATACTGGGCACCGGCAACACCGACGTTAGCGGCATTCACTACAGCAGCCCCAGCGGAGTTTGTGTATTGAAGACCGGGGAAAGCACCGTTAGGCACTTCAGAGTAGTCAGTCATATTCTCATAACCGCCAATAGGGTTATTGACGGCACCGGCAGCGTCATTATAGTTCTGGTATTTATCAAGCATAGTGGGGCAAGTGCGCTGAAGGCGATTTCTCTTGTAATCGGTCAGCCGTAGAACCTCCTTCAAGACATCATTAGAGTTAATAACAACAGTTGTGTCGTTAATAGTAGCCGTCAGCGTAGAGCAGAGGCTGTTAAGGGGGAAGGCACAAAGGCTGAAATCACGCCCCGCTACAACTAAACTCTGACCGGGAACCGGGGCTTGGCTGAGCCTTACGCCGAAGGTCATTGATACAGTAGAAGACCACTCCATACCCCTATCAACAAAAACGTTCTCTGAGGGGACGTATATGTTGTAAGTGTGTTGAGATGATGTGGCGCTAATAGCATTAAAGGGTGAGTTCGTAAGACTCAAGGCACCCTTATAGACCGCATAGCGGGGGCGCTGCTGAACGATGCGGGAGTCGAAAACGGCTAACTTCTCAATATCCGCTGACATCTCTTATTATAATAAAAACTAAGAAAAAAAATATGTCAGTTTCAAAAACTGAAATATTTTTATAAGGCAGACCGGGTGTTAAGAAAACGCCCCAGCATTTTGACGCCTTCCGACAAGGTCAGCCGATTTCTTCCTAAACATAAACTTGAGGCTGATGTTTGACTGATTGTATAGGCTTACGGGGTAAAGGTTATTATCAAGGCGGTTGCGATAATAAATCTGAATATCTATATTTCTGATTTCAGTGTTTGCCGTGAAATCGGCAAGACGGTATTCAGCCGTCGGGGCGTAATAGATAAAGCCTCTGTAGTCAATAGCCCCTTTGTCACCAAGGGGCAAGATGATGTCTGTTATAATAGGCTCAAAGGCTGAGCGGACGGTTGCTGTGCTGAAGCCCAAGTTGCTGCCGCCAAGGTCAATAGGGGGACCACCGGACTCGTTTTGTATTGGTAGCAGTGTGCTTGTGAAACCAAGGGCTTGAATGGGCGACCATAGACTGTCTGTGCTAATAGCCTCTTGTGTTATCAGCCAGTATGGCTTTTGTTTTGTATTTGGCGATGTATTTGGGACATAGGCACTATAGGGTAGTTGTCTGAAGTCAAGAACGTTAGTATAGTCCTTATTGACAATCAGAATCTCATTTGTATATCCGGAGGGGTTAGGCTGACTAAAAATCCCCGTGAGTTTGTTGTAGTATCTGTTAGGGAAGTTAGCAAACAGACCGAACATATTTGTATTCATAAACAGCCTACACACGGGCGGGGTGAGGGGTTGAGCGGGACCACCAAACACCGGGGCTGGTGGGGCAAATGTCTGAATACGCTCACCGTATGCGTCTGAGTCTGCTATGATGCTGAAATAGCCGGTTACCTCATCGTATTTTATAACCGGGGGTATTATAACATTAGCAAAATCGCCCAATTGAGGGTAAGGGAACGGCACCGGTACAGCAGCCGCTATCCAAGCATCGTAAAAGGCTTTATATGTTTCAGCCCACGCACTTGATGGGTTAATGGTTGCCCCGCCTTCGTTATTCTGTGAATCGTCATAGATACTCTTATTGACAAGTGAAACAACGTGCTGGTATGTTGATGCTTGATAGTAGAATGACGATACATCTTGCCCTACACCAAGTGAGGCGCTGGTCTGAAGCCAAAAAGGCTTACCGAAGTTAGGTCCCGGAGTTGATACAACGGTTCCAGATGTAGGATTCACGTTTGTATTAGCAACATTACACACATAGTAAGGGGCTGTCCCGTTGTTCTGTGTTGTAAATGCTAATGTCACAATCTGACCGGCTACATAAGGCGTAACGTTAGACCAAAGCCCCACATAATTAGGTGAGGCTGGTGAGCGTGGAATTGGAGCAATGACAGTATTTATGTTCTCCGGTTCCCATAACATAAAATAAGAAGGTGGTGTTATTACAAAAGCCACATTCACGGGACCAGCACCGACATCATAAGTCCAAGTCTGCTCATATGAAATAGCCGTTGAATATGATGTTAAATCTACATTAGTCTGCCCCGTGCCGGTCTGAATGTCGGGGATAAAAAGTGGCAAGTCTAAGCCGGGACCCGCCATAGAAAACCTCACAATAGAAAAATAATATTCAGATGAGTTCCTAACCAAGTATGTATCACGGGTTTCGTTAAACGCCGCTGCCGGGTCTTGGATAGCGGTGCCACCAGCCGCCAAATCATTAGCGTTATTGTTAATGATAGACACATTGTAATAAAGGTAGTCGGGCTCACTATCCGTTCCCCCGTATCGCTCAACAGATGATGTGCGACTAAACATTCTATATTACATAATGTTATTTTTTTAATATTTCATACGTTTTTGCGGCGACGAAATCATCAGCCGAAAGCCCGGACTTCTTTATGGCAGCATTATACTTTTCAATGCTATAGGGGGCAAAAAGACAGCGGACAACACAGTGTCGCCCGCAAGTGTTGATTCGGGCTTTGTCTTGTTGAAAGGCGTGTGTGTTGTAATAGACGGGCATACCGCTTTCACGCAATAGATTAGTCAAATAGGGCTGGCGCTGGTCAAGTTGATTCAGTAGGCTCAGAGGCATATCTTCTTTCATAGCCTCGGGGGTTTCGCCGTAAGGGTCGAAAAACTCAATGCGGTCTTTGCGTCGCAACATACAGACCCAATGACCCTCAGTCGGGCTTGTCGTCAGAAATAGTAATATACACCGCCCTTTGCGGTCAAAGCATTGGTCTATATGTGTTAAGTCTTTCAACATAGGATATGTTAAAATACTTGTGTCAGCCCCTAATATTTTTTTAATATCGCCGTCGCTAAGGGGATAGTCTTTGGTTTTGCCTAAGCCGTCCATCTATAATATATACATATAATATAGATGATTTCTGGAAGCCCCCTATCTAAAGACTGGAAAGAAAAGAAAGATGACGTAAAAAAAGTAAAGCCCCCTAAAATCATAAGCAAGGGTGAATGTAAGAAATTAGTCAAGCGGTCGTGTGATTCACAACAGTGCGGGTGGATTGACCGGTGGCTGAAAAATCTTGTTCAAAGCCGTAGCCTTCCACCACAGTGCGCCGGGACTGAGGCTCACAGTTTCTTGTATAAATATCTTGGTGATACTGAGGCGTTGAAAATAATCAATGAATTAGAGGGTGATTTCACCAAGACATATCCACCGCCGGGCAGTCCGGGGGTTTAGGGGTTTCGGGGCAACATTTCCTATAAAAATCGTTTCCGTGGAGAAAGTCTTGAAATCTTCCCTAATCCCCCGATTTCCCGCCTTAATATTTTCTTTATAATTTTAGATGAGCGAAGACTATTCCCGTGTCAGTTGGAACAAGGAACTTGAGTTGTATTTCAGAGAAACCGCTGAGAAGGCTCACGGGCGGGGCTGGTGTCATAAACGCTCTGAATCTATATTTACATTCAGACGCACATTAATAGACTTGCCCGTTATTGTCGGCTCTGGTATTGTTGCTTTTCTGAATGCCGGCTCAACAAGCCTATTTAAAGACCCTATGACATCATCTGTAGCCCTTGGCGTAGGGTCATTAATAATCGGTGTTCTTAACACACTTGGAACATACTATAATTGGAGTAAGCGTGCTGAAGGTCATAGAATAGCCTCTATTCATTATGACCGACACTATCGTTTTATCCGTATTCAGATGGCTCTACCACGTGATGAGCGTATGACGCCCCCGGACTTGTTGAAGGCTGTAAAGGACACTGAAGACCGGCTTCAAGAAACAAGCCCTATACTTCCAAATGAGGTTATTAATGAGTTTCAGAGCAAGTTTGGGTCTAATTCCGACATAGCCAAGCCAGAAGAAACAAACGGGCTTGAGTGTGTAAAGATTTTTAAAGAGTCGTCTTTGGCTCCGCTACCGACTTCACCGGCTGTTATAGATACAGACCGACCCGAAAATCTAAGAATAAATATACCAGATGACGGCTAAGTTATGTGGATTGAGGTGATTGACCCACAACGGTTATCGCACACTTTTGCTTTGTTGCCGAACCAGATATAACTCTGGCTTGGACATTAACATTAAAAGTTCCGATAGAGGCTGGTGTGCTTGCTCGTCCAAGTAGGGTCAGAACTTGATAGTGACCGTTTGTTAATGTTGTTGTATATACATCACCCGTAGTCCCGGCAATCACCAGTTGAGTTTCGACAACACCGCCACTGGAACCCGCCAATAAATTCAGATTCCCCCATACCAGCAATGGCTGAGAGACAATAGTAGTTGTAAATGTAAGAATTGCCATATTAGCAAAAGCGCCCGTTAAAGACAGTGATGAATTGTTTGTCCCGTATTTTGACAATACATTATTTGTAATAGTATAGTTTGCCAGTGAGCCAGTTATACTTATCCCGCTTCCTTGCGTGAGGTCTAATACACCGCCATTTCCAATAGTAGGGTTTTGACCTCCGCTTGATGTTATTCCAGTCCCAGCCCCCACGCTTAATACACCACCGTTGCCTATTGTGATGCCAGTTGCGTTATTTCCAGATGTAGTAATAAATCCGTCAAGCGGAACAACAATAGGGTCAGCAAGTGTGGGGAAGGCTGGGAAGGCTGGGATGACAATATCAAGCACCATATTTGATGTCAAGCCGGGATTTACAGCAAAATCTGCCGTCGGCGTTGAACCGGTCTGAGTAATAGTAGCAGTTAATAAGTTTGTGCTACCGGTGCCAAGTGTTGTTGTATTGCCGACTGTATCTTGAAGCCCGACTATCCCTTGCTGAACGACTGAGGGGTTAAGATTGCTGACTTGAATCTGTGTAGGGCTTAACTGTGAAACTGATATGCCCGCACCCGGCTCTATAGCAAGATTGCCCGTCAGTTGTTGCCCGGTTTGTGTGGCGGCTAATGAAGCCACACCCCCGCCCACTGTAGTTATGCTCCACGCTGCGGGGTTTGATGGCGGCGGGTTGCCAAACACACCGGCTGTGCTTCCGGGGACAGTTAATATATACGGCGTGTCAATATATATGACCTTATCACCTTGATTATAATACGCTGTTGGACTCCAATTAGGTATGAAAGCCATCTATAAATATGTGTTAGATTTTAAACATTGCCAATAGGGTTTGGTCCAATAGTCATCCAATTTATGACCCAATCAACTGGTAGGGGTGCGGGTCCCGCTAATGTATTTACGACACAGTCAAACTGTGAATCTGTAGCATTAACTGTTAAAGATATCCAAGTAGGCTGGGTATTATTTATAAGGTCACTTATAGTAGCAATAACAATATAATCATTAGCCGTAGCGTATGGGATAGGGATGACTTGGCTAAGAGTAACTGGAAGTGATGACTCACTGCCGTTTGAGTAAAAGAGGGTTCCGCTCTGAATCAGTTGTGGTGTCCATATGCTTATAGTATCTGGCACTAATCCAGTTGCGACATTCATAGTAATATTTTGACCGCTGCTTCTGGCAAGAACATTCAAAGCCCCGCTAAGAGTGTTTAGGGTTGTGACGCCACTGATTGGTGTCGGTGTGACATTAGTAGCAAACAATTGCCAATGTGTAGCGTCAAGTGAAGGCGGGTTGTCCCCACCGGTCGGCGTGTATGCTAAAATACATACGTATGTCTGACCGATATTTACAGTGTCGAACACAACACAATTTAATGTGTATCCACCAGAAGGCGGTGTTATATTGCTCCAAAGACTGAAATAAGACCAATTACCGGGCGCTGGTGGAACAATAGGGGGTTGCCACGCTGCGGGGTTTGATGGCGGCGGGTTGCCAAATACACCGGCTGTGCTTCCGGGAACAGTGAGTGTATATGTTATGTTATTGTATATGACCTCATCACCTTGATTATAATACGCCGTTGGACTCCAGTTTGGAACGAAAGCCATTATAATAAAAGGTCAGATTTTAATGGGCGGGGGTTTGGGGTTTAGGGCAAACATTTTCTATAGAAATGATTCCCGTGGAGAAAGTCTTGAAATCTTCCCTAATCCCCCGAATCCCCGGGCTGACCGCATTTTTATCCACAATTATTTTCCCCGGATTTATATATGGCAACACTTAGACTTCTACAAGGTGATTGTCTGAAAGTGATGAAGACTCTGCCCGATGCGTCAATAGACCTTTTTCTGTGCGACCTTCCATACGGTCAGTTAAACATCTGTAAAAACACGTCAGTCACGGGCAACGGCGCACCCAAAGTCAAAGACTGTGCGTGGGACGTCAAGTTAGACATCAATGCTTTTTGGGCTGAAATAAAGCGTCTTCGACGCAACGATAATGTGCCTTGTATCCACTTTTGTAATACCCGGTTTGGCTATGAACTGATAAAATCTAATGAAAATGAGTTCCGCTATGACCTTGTGTGGAACAAGGGCGTGGGCGTTTCGTTTTTGCTGTGTAATAAGCAACCTATGAAAAGCCACGAAATGATTTATATATTTTCTAAGAAGACGCCCTTCTATAGGCGGGTTGATTTGAGTGGCGACTTCCCGAAATGGACTGAGCGTAGGCGTGAGGGACAGAAATCGGTTCAGTATGGCATCGGACGAAGCAACTCGGAAGGTAAAGAGGGTAAGCGGTGTGCCTTGTCGGTAATCGCTTGTGCCAATGGCAATGTAAAAAAGGGCGGACACCCGACTGAGAAACCAGAACTTATTTATAGATTTTTAGTTGAGCGTTATAGCCCAGATAACGGTGTAATATTAGACCCCACAACGGGGTCAGCAAACTCTGTTTTTACTGCTTTTAAATTAGGGCGTTCAGCCATAGGTATAGAGAAGGATGAAGGGTTTTTTAATAAGGCTCAGACACGGTTAGGTAATGTAATCACGGAACCCCCGGGTCAGCCTCCGACTCCGCCTTCTCAGCCTCATTAACAGCATTGGTATTCATCTGATTCACAAAGGCTTCGCAGATACTTGTCGGAGCGCTGAAGACATTAAACCCGTTTCTATCATCACCGGGTTTGATGACTTGAAGTTTGGTAAGAACCCCGACACCGATAAACCATCTGAATAGCAGATACTGAGCCACATCACACTCATCAACGCTTGGAGCCTCAATAGTGTCCTTCAAGTCTTTCCACATATCAGACAGAATGACATCTATATCGTTGCCCACATACCTAATCGGGTCACGCTCAATCAGTGCGTCGTATGAGTCAGCCATAACATTAAGGGCGTTTTTGTAGAACTCAATAACCGACTTTAATGTCTTGCCAGCCCGTAAGTTTTCAACAATGTATTCGTGCGGTGCGGTTTCGCTTAGAATCTTGTAGTAATCTTTTGTAAGATTTGTAGCGGTGAATGAGACCCCTCTCCAGAAGGCGGTTAATATGAAGCCCCGCTCCTCAGACTCTAAGTT